CGTTTCATAATTTGGTCTGCCATCATTTCAAAAGAAAATATAGCAACAGCTTTTTTGTCTGTAATTGCTGTACGCAATGCAATATTAAGTGCTAATTGTGATTTACCACAAGATGTTGGTGCTGATATCACCATAACTTCACCCCTGCCTATACCGCCTTCTGCTAATTTTTCATCTAAATGTGTTATACCAGTAGGAAATTTATCTGCAACATAAACACCGTCACGCATCTGTGACAGTTTATCTAAAAAATTCTTAGCATTATCACCTAATTTAGTCTTTTCTTGGTGTGCTTGGTCTAAGCCATCTAGTCCTTTTTCTATAATACTAATAGCTGATGTACAATCTCCGCCATTTTCTATATCTTCAATGGCTAACCTTGAACTACGTATCAAAGAACGCTTATTTGAACACTCTTTTACTATCAAGGCTGACGAACGTGCCTGTAAACTTGTACCAAAACCACCGTCTAGACTAATTATATAGTCTACACCACCAACGTAATCTAATTGGTTGCTAGTTTTTAAGTGTTCAGTTAATGATATCTCATCTAAGGGTTTGTTGTTATCTAAAAGTTTTTTAAGGGTAGTAAATATTACTTTGTTGTTTTCGTAATAAAAGTCATCAGGCGATATAATTGATAACATTTCTTCGAGTGTTGATGTATCATTACCACTTAAACAAGAACTTAATATTTTTCTTTCTGCGAGTTCATTTTTGGGTAACTTTATGTCGCTCATATATTTCTTTCATCTTATTTTTTATTTCTTTGGATAATGTCTTAATTGACTTCACTATAATAGAATTAGAATTGTCAAATCTCTTCTCGTGTAACGATTCAGTAAGGTCGTGTAAAACTTCTATGCCCTCTGATAAATCATTAATTTCATATATAATCTTTGGCTCTTTATCCGATTTGGAATTTTTTGTACTCATAATATTTATTAACTGTTGCTTGTGATATTTGATATTGTCGGCTACAACTTTTACATATCATTCGATATTTCTTGCCCATACTTGTAACTCGTATTCCTTTTCTTTTTACATCTTCAGATGCACAATAAGGACAAGTCCAATTATCTAAACCGTTCAATATACCAACGTGTGTTTTATGAGTATCATACTCTGTGAGCTTTTTGTAAACTTTTTCTAATAACAAAACATCTTTTTTACAATATTTGACCATAGCGTTCATTGCTTTTTCACAATTATTAAGACATATGTCTACCCATAATTGGAACGTAGTGCTTATTTTGCCATCGCCAAATAAATATTGTCCTAAATAATCTAATCTATTAGAGTTAAATCTAAATTTACGTCGTGCTAATTTAAGGGTATCTACAGAATTATATATATATTTGGGTATGATATTGTGATATATTGTCCGTGAGTTAAAAAATTTGATATCAAAATTGTCGCCATTGTGTGCTACTGCTTCATCTGCTAAACACAAAACTTCGTGGAAATCTATTAATAGTTGTTTGTCACAACCTTTGTCCCAAGTGAGAGAGTGTACTTGCTTGCCACTCTCCCACTTATAACAAATACACATAACAGCACGTTCTTTTATGATGCTATTATGCGGTATGGTTTTCTTATAACCACTTTGCCAAAAGAAACCAATGTTGGGAGATGTTTCTATATCCCAAAACAATCGATTAATTTTAGCTTTTTTACTCATCAGAATGGGTCGCTTGATATGTCTACATTCGTTGATTTTGGTTTTTCCTCAATCAAACTAAGTTTGTGAGAATAGTATTTCATATCCCCTTTCTCATTAAGCCAAGATGCTATATTTACTTTTTTGCCTGCCATTTCTTGCGGTATGGTAAGCGTGCCAAGTAGTTTAGGTGATGATTCAGAGGTCATCTTCTTGTTTTGAAAAGATGCACCTGTTCCCTCTTTTTGTACGTATTCGCTCATAATAAGTCGTCCTCAGTATTATTTGTGATAGTTTTTGTTTCTTCTTCGTGATTGTTTAATGCGTCAGCATCTTGGGTATTATCCAAGAGTAGCAAACCTGCCATAGCTCTTTTTCTTGCGTACGACGCCGCAGTACCCGTTATTTGACTATCATCCATTCCCTTCTTAGACAAAGGCTCACGTGCCTGTGCCTTAACAGATATGGATTCGCCTGTATCACAACAAGTTAATGTAACCGTTGCTTCGACATAATATCTGTCGCCTATATATACAATCTTATCATCCATAATTAAAGAAAGATTTAGCTCCTTCAAGTATGGTTTTACAGATTCACATATAGCTTCTATGTTTCTAAAAGAGTATTTGCCAAAGGCGTTATACTCCGTCTTGCCAACTTTGATGGCAGTTTCTAATTTGCAGAGTTTTTCTGCTATGTTTTTCATATATTTGTGCATATTTTTTTTATTTGTGTTTTATACAAAATCGTTCTTTGGGTATTGTTAGTTGCATTTTCTATTAATGTTGGGTCGCAATCTATGTAATTTAATTCTTTTATTTGGAGTTCTAGCGGTAAATATTTAAATTTTCTAACCATTTGCCTAAAGCCAACAGGATGTAAGACATCAGTTTTTGGATTGTTTAGATAGGAAATTATATTTGATAATACCTCTTGTAAAGATAAATTTGTTTGATTTCCATATCTTTTCCAAGCGTTCTCTATTTTGCCAAGAAATTGATTAGCCATATCATCTATCACGCCACGCACTAAAAAATTTTTATGACTGTGGTCAAGTACAGCTTTTTCTAACGTGATATCAAATATAGGACAACGTTCAGGCATATTGCTTTGTCTGTAATCTTTGACTTTATTCTGTGGTAGATATTTCATTTACTTCTAAAATTCTTACTGTTGCTTTACCTTTTTTTGTTTTACCTAGTCCGTCAGGACTTGGTTTTGATTGTAGAAAGTATCCTAATGCAGACTTAGAATCTCTAGCCCACAATAATTTTCTTCCTATGTAATCATCAGGCATATCATAATGTTTGTATTTTATTTCGTATTTTTGCATAATACCAAACTTTGTAAAGGTAACAATACGCCCTTGCTAAGATTATCGTCGCCACCGTACACATCTTTATTTGTATTTAGATGTGGTCTACATAATGTTTTAAGTTTTTTTGTTGGCAATATTATCATTCTGTCCTCTACAACAAAACAATAGAAATCTGATTGTGTAGTTGATATACCGCTTGGCTTGCCACGACACTCATATTCTATAAATACATTGCCTGTTTTTGCTGTGAGTAAATCATTTTTTACTTCGATAGTTTTATTTTGTATGATATCAGCTATTTTTTTCTCTGCTACCTGACCAACTTTGAGGTCGTAATTAAAATCTGAACAGAAATCCATATTATTTTATACCCTGAAATATGTATGATATGATATCAACTGTCCACCCATTGCCTATCATCTTATATCTTTGCGTGTTTGATACACCCTCTGTGTAGTTGTCAGGTAATGTTTGTAGTCTCTCGCACTCTATCACGCTTAACTTTCGCCAAGTTGACGACGTATGTATTACCTTTGGTTCTCTGTTACCGCCACCACACGTGTTTATTGTAGGACTTTTTCCCTCTCTAGCATAAACTCTTTTTAAAATATCGTGACCATTTACGTTTGCTTTGCCAACTTCGATAAGAGTACACCCATTATTTCCAGCACCTTTGTACATTGTTGCGGTGCAGCACAACGATTTTTGTGTGATATCACGTAAATGTCTTTTGTTTCTTTCGTTTACCGGGACGGGTGCTGCGTCTGCTTTTGGGTCAATAATGTCTGATATCACGAGTTTTTTATCACCTGCAATTAATTTATTAACATTTACTGGTATGTTCGTCCAATAAAGTCTTTTTCTATTTTGTGCAGAAAGTATAGAACTATTTATTTTATGTGGTTTTACTTCGAGTATATCAGATATCACATCTTGGCATTTTTGATTCATAACTACATTTTCTAGTAAAAAATATTTAGGCTTACATTCTTTAAGTAGTCTAACGTATTCAAAAAATAATTGAGAACGTGGGTCGTTAAAATTTAATCTGTCATTTTTGGCAAAGGAAAACCCTTGACAAGGACTTCCACCGATAAGCAAATCGATTTTATCCAAGTCAAGGGAACTATTATTAATTATCCTTATATCCCCTATATGAACACTATTAGGAAAGTTTTTTTTTGCAATTTTTATAGCATACTTATCTATCTCTGAAGCATAATACTTATCATACGGTATGTTTGCTCGTTTAAGTGCTAACTGTCCACAACTGCACCCATCAAAAAGTGATAATACATTCATTTATGAGGTATGTCATTTAATTCATTTGGTAATTTTCCGTCGTCTATCCATTTTTTTGTTTGATACAAACACATCGCGTTCCATATGACTGCACCGAGGTGGTCTTCATCTGTTTTGTTTTCCATCGTTGCCCATAAATGTCTATAGATAGCATCAACATATCTCGACAACGGTATACCTTTTCTCCAATTATCTCTACCGTACTTCAATGCTCCATCTTCAAATCTTTTTGAGACAGAACGTAGAGCATCAATAGGCATTAAGCTAGGGATTCCCTTACCCTCGTGGAAATCCCTAACTGCTCCTGTTTCAAAATTACTTTGTTTCTGCGAACTCGGTAGCATTGTCACATTTTCTTGCTTTAATTACACCTAAATGATTTATAACATCTAACCACATTTGTGGCGTCTTACCTAAAACAGGTACACAATCTTCGTCTTTTGTC